CTAGGACCTGAAGGTATTCTACCAGAATTTTCTCCTAATGTGAGTGCTGCTGGTACAATTACCTCTGTTGATATTATCAATAGTGGTAGAAACTTTTTACCATCTCAAAATTTAGTTGTGACTATATCAGGAGGTGGTGCTGCAACAGCTGTGGTAGATATGGATCCAATATTGTTTACTGTAAGTGAAGCCTCAGATGCATCATCTGTCACAGGTTTTTCAACAGTGACTTTTAATGAATTTATACCATACTTGATTCCTTCTGGAAAAAAAGTTGAATTTGTTAGATTAAGTCGTATTATAACTAGTTCACACTCATTTGAATATATCGGTGCTGGCACAGACATAAATACAGCTAACCCATTCCAGGCAGGTTCTCCTATTCCTGAACAGGAGGTTGTTGCCATAAATGGTGGGCAGGTGCCTTTCACTAGCACTGATCAAAAAGGTAACTTTAGAATAGGTGATGGATTGACAATCGATCAAACTACATCTACAATTAGAGGAAGAGACTTTAACAGAGCAATACAAGCACAACTTACTCCATTAATATTAGCGTTGAATTAAATGGCAATAGCACCAGTAAATAAATTTATATCTGTAGCTGTTCCTGTTGCACCAGGTCTGCAAAAGTTGTATGAGGTTCCTACAGGAACTTCTGCACTTCTTCTCTATACGCAGGTGACAAATGTTGGTATTGCTGTAACTTACCCAACTGTTACATTTCTGCAAAGGAGAACATCAAGAAGTACAGGAAATACAAGAGATATAAGAGTAATTAAAGATATAGAAGTTCCACCAAATGATGCAGCAATTATAGTTGATGGTAGATTAGTATTAGAAAAAACACCTCTAATATTAGATGAGATTTACATACAGGGTGCACAAGAAGGAGTGGGTATAATACAAAATGTCACTTATCATGAACCATCTGGAATAGCAACCATTACAACTAAAGAAAATCATAATCTAAGTGTCTCTGATCCAATTACACTTCGAGGGATATTCTTTGAATGTACTGGAAGCACAGGTATCACTACAAATATCTTTCCTGATCCTCAACAAACATTTGTAGTGGATGATGTTATTGATGAAGGACCACTGAATGTGGGTACATCAAAAACATTTTCTGCGATTGTTGGAACATCTAAGGGTTATCCACATATTTACAAATCAGCGATTCATTATTTTGAGAGGGCAAAGGATAACGCTGTAGAAATTGTAGATGGAACTGGTGGATATAACAAAGTTACTCCTACAAATGCTTCTTATAATCCAACCACAGGATTCATAACATTCACAGTTAATAGTCATGGTTTTAGCGTTGGTGACAAAATAAGAATTGATGATAATGCAATCAGGTTCACTTGTTCTGAGGATGATAATGCTACAAACCATGACTATCCAAGACCGACTGATTATGCTAGTGATAAAATTTTAGAGATATCATCAAAAACAACTAATACATTTACTATGTTTGTTGGAACATCATCAAACACAACGACTCATACATTTGTATCTGCTGTAGCAAATAGTGTTAAGAAAATTAATGTGCAATTAGATGTATTAAATGCGGTTTACAATGGCGGACCAGGAACTCAAACAATTCATGGAATTTCACTAACAGCAGGTGAGTTAAGATTATTTTTTACAACTCCTCATAACTTAACAGGGACAAGTAATAAAATAAGAATAGTTTTAAATTCCATCGTATTCACCTGCACAATGGATGATCGTTTATCTGAGCACCCCTATCCTAGAAAAAGTGATCAGGCAAAGTATGGAAAAGAATTAAATACATCAATACAATCATCAACTTCACTTGCTGTAAATGTTGGTGCAAGTTCTTCTGGTGGATTTTTTGCTCCTCTTCAGATGGAACTTGTAGCTAGTATCCTAGAGAATAGTACTGCATAATGCCAAAGTATTTAAGTGGTAGAACTAGAAGAAGGTCTCAAGATAAATTATCTGAAGACAGATATAGGTATCTTGGATTAGATCAAGCTGAACCTAATTTAGCAGATCCTGATACGAGTCCTCCAGTCCCTGCGGGAAATCAATTTCAACTTGTTGCGGTTCCTGGTTTTCCTGGCAAAAGATATTGGGTACCAATTGGAGGTGGATTGATACCTGGTGCAATAACTATTTTCGATGAGGGAACTATTGTTTCTGCAGCGAGTAGTATCACGCAATTAAATTTTGTCGGTGCTGCTGTTACTGCAAATGTAAGTGTTCAAAGTCCCTCTGGACATCCTGGTATCGCTGCAACAATTTCCATAAACCCCGTATCAATTTCAGATGATCCTCCAACTGGGGCAAGAAATGGTGAATTATGGTGGGAAAGCGATACAGGAGATTTGTTCGTTTATTATCAAGATGGAGATAGTGCTCAATGGGTTATAGCAAATGCAGGAGCATCTGGAGGTATAAAGGGAGATAAAGGCTTAGATGGAGCTGCTGGTCTGCCAGGACCACAAGGGGTGAAAGGTGAACAAGCTACAATTAATAATAATGCAGATAATCGAGTTATAACAGGTTCAGATACTGAACATGTATTGAATGCGGAATCAAATCTAACTTTTGATGGAACTACATTAGCTGTAACTGGATCTCAGACAATCAGTAATACACTGACAGTTACAAACAATGCAAATTTAAATTCAGATGTTTATATCGGTGGTGAATTAAACTTAACTCTTGGTTCTGATTCCGACAGATATATTGACGCAGCATTAGGCACTAACACTTTAACCATAAGAGGCACTACTGGTGGTGATGCTAATCATCAAAACATGGCATTATTTACCAGAAATGGTTCAGTATCATTAAATTTTAGTGGAAATAAAAAATTTGAAACAACTACTAATGGTGTAAAAATTACTGGTGGACTGCAAGATAAAGATGGACAAACAGGTAATTCGGGACAGTTGCTTGCTTCAACAGGATCACAATTAAATTGGATAAATTCCCCAACTTCGACAACAGTTAATAATAATGCAGATAATAGAGTAATTACAGGTTCGGATACTGCAGATGAATTAAATGGAGAGTCAAATCTAACATTTGATGGCAGTACTTTAACAATTAATGGTGTAACAAACACCACTGATAATATTAACATTGATGCTGATAATAAAAAATTACAAATCGGTGATAGTCAAGATTTACAACTATTTCATAATGCTACAAACTCATTTATAAGTAATATTACAGGAAATTTAGTAATTTCAAGCATTGCTGATATAAGGTTTAACGCTGCTACTTATATCTTTAATAATCAAGCAGATAATGAAAATATAGCAAGATTTACTCAGAATGGAGCCGTTGAATTATATTACGACAATAATATTAAATTAACCACACAAACAGGTGGGATATCAATTACAGGTGGATTGCAGGATAAGGATGGACAATATGGAACATCTGGACAAGTATTAACATCTACTGGATCACAATTAGATTGGAAAGATCCAACTGAAATTGATGCAATAACAATTAATAATAATGCTGATAATCGTTTAATTACAGGTTCAAATACTATTAATACATTAAACGGTGAACCTAATTTAACATTTGATGGTTCTAAATTACGCTTACCAGATAATGTCGAATTACAATTAGGAAGTCAGTCTCCAAACGGTGATTTAAGAATATTCCATGATGGTGAGAGTAAAATATGGGATAACGGTGCTGGTGGATTAGTATTACAATCTGCTACTAGTCCGATTGAGATGAGAGATCTAAGGACAGGTGGTGATGTGGTAATGGTCAAGGCAACTCCTGGTGGTACGGTTGATCTATATGAAGATGGTACTTTAAGATTTCAAACAACTACTAATGGTGTTAGAATTTATGGTGGTTTACAAGATAAGGATGGGCAAATTGGAGCATCTGGACAAGTTCTTTCCTCAACAGGATCATCACTTGATTGGGTAAGTCCAGGTGATTTAGATATATCCGATGAGCAAGTTGAAGATATTGTTGGAGCGATGATTACTGGTAATACTGAAACGAATATATCAGTTACCTATGATGATACAAATGGAAAATTAAATTTTGCTGCTAGAAGTTTTAGCATATCAGTTGTTAATGGTATAAATTCTGATGAGGAAAGGATAAGATTAACAGGAACTAATCCGAATTCAACAGATGATATAACTTTAGAGGCTGGTACGGGATTGAGTATTTCTAGATCTGGTGATAAGATCACTTTTACAAACACTGACACTGGTTCGGGTAGTAATACTTTCATAGGTTTAACAGATACACCTTCTTCTTATGTTGCTAATAAAGTCCTTAAAGTAAATACTGCTGGAAATGGAGTAATATTTGAAGATCTAGATGACCAATATGATTTAGAAGTTGTTAATCATGGTTCATCAACAGGTGCTGGAAGTGGAAATGATACGATCATAAGATTAAATCCAGCAGTAGGAGATAATGATGATGTTAGATTAATAGCTGGTTCCAATGTTACATTAGCACACAGCACCACTGCTGATACCATCACGATAAGCACAAGTGCTGAAATTGATGTAACACAATTAAATCTAAATCGTATTCGATTTGGTCCTGGTAACGCTGTTAATGACGACGCAAATATCGAATGGTTAGGTGGTAATAATGCTGGTTATCTAAGAATTTCAACATCCGATGATAGTGGTACAGAATATATTGAAATAGGTGACTATGCTACTCAAGATGTAAGTGGTGCATTTACACAATGGATGAAATTGAGACGATCAGAACTTTACATGGCACAAGATGTTCGCTTAAATGCAGGTCTTGAGGATAAAAATGGTTCAGATGGAGATCCTGGTCAAGTATTGTCATCAACAGGTAATCAGGTAGAATGGGTAGCAGCGACTTCAGGACCGCCTGGACCACCAGGTAATGATGGTACTGATGGTTCAGATGGAACACCTGGTACACCTTCTAATGTGGCAGGTCCTCCTGGTACACCTTCTAACGTAGCAGGACCACCAGGTTCAGATGGTTCAGATGGACCACCAGGACCACCTGGTAATCAAGGTAATCAGGGTAATCAGGGTAATCAAGGACCACCTGGTAATCAAGGACCACCAGGACCACCAGGACCAGGTGCTACTGATGTACCAAGTGGATCAAAGATGTTATTTTACAATTCATCCTGTCCTTCAGGATGGTCTAACGATAACAACCAAAATAATCACGCACTTAGAACTTCTAGTAGTGGTGGTAGTACATCTGGTTCCACTAATTTTAATAGTGTTTTTGGTAGTGGTAAAAGCACTAGTAATCATACACTAACAACAGCACAAATACCAGCTCACTTCCACTATGTTTTTAGAAATCAAAATGGTGGACAACAACAACATCAATCTAGCTTGACTGCTAACAACTATCCTGCTTGGGGTACTGGTGCGGGTAATAAATATGAAACATATAATATTGTTCATGCAAACAATCAACCAAACGTTGGTAGATCCCAAGAAATAGGTAGTAGTCAAGGTCACAGTCATAATTTAAGTATGGATATTAAATATATAAATGTTAAAATGTGTACAAAGAATTAATTAGTTTACAAATTACAAAAATATGTTATAATAAGAATAAAATACAATATGAAACTTGAACAGGGAGAATTTTGCCCACTTATAGGTGAGAATTGTCTTAAATTAAAATGTTGTTGGTTTACTCAACTTAGAGGAATGCATCCTCAAACTGGTGAGGACATCGATGAGTGGGGATGTGCAGTATCATGGATGCCTATCTTACTGGTAGAAAATTCTAACAAACAAAGAGAGACAAATGATACTGTACAAAATTTTAGAAATGAAACTTTAAATAGAATATCACAAACAATTAATATGAAAACAATCAACGAACCGATTGATAGATTAGAAGGAAATACTAATTAAATTAATTATGTTTCAAGAAGTGATCAATTCTCCAGAAGTTTTCTTAAATGAAGACTTTATCGGAGTATGGGACAATGTTACATTAGATGATTTTAATAATTATGTAATCAATTTATTAGATGAATCAACTCAAATTGTTCCAAGAAGTAATGCAGGTGTTAAAGATGCACAATTAGATATCGCAGCATTTAATCCTATGATATCTGATCATATTATGAATGCAGTCAGAACTTGTTGTGAACAATATTTTAATTGGTATCCATATTTAAAATATTTTCAATATCATAGCACTACCTGTATTCTACAAAAAACAATGCCAACAGAGGGATATCATAGTTGGCACTCAGAGTCAAATAATATTGCTAATGCAAACAGAACTTTAGTTTGGTCTGTATATTTTAATGACTTGGAGGATAGTGGTGAAACAGAGTTTTTATATCAAAAAAAGAAGGTAAAACCAAAAGCAGGTAGAGTATTAATTTTTCCTAGTTCTTTTACTCACTTGCATAGAGGGAATCCACCATACGAAGCAAAATATATTGCAACTGGATGGTTGGCAAGTAATGATCAAACTAATTTCTTATTATAATATAAATATCTAGAAACTGATATAATGTCTGTCTATTCGTTAATAAAAGAAAATTTTGGAACCGATTATATCGGTGCTCTTCGTCATTATCGAGATATTTTATTGAGAGAAAGTGATTGGACACAATTTACTGACTCTCCTTTATCTGAATCAAAGAAGAATGAGTGGAAAATTTATCGTCAAAATTTAAGAGATTTGCCAGCAACTGAATCTGATCCCGAAAATGCAACCTTTCCAACGTTGCCATCGTAAGGTCTAATATATTATTATGAATGATTTGATCCAAATTATTAAAGTTATTGATGATGACGAAGTTCGTCAACTCAATCAATATGCAGATGACTTACAATTTGAACCATCATTAGTAATTCATAAAGGTGAAGGGACAAGAATTGATACATCAGTAAGAACAAGTATGGGTGTTGCTGTAAATGAAAATGACATAATCGTTAAAAATTTACACACAAAATTAAATTTAGCTTTAGATGAATATAAAAAAAGATTAGAAAAGATTAGTTTTATATATGGACATGCTCCAGTGCCTGGTGGGGTAAATGTACGCTCTTGGAGAGAACCTATACAGTTACTTGAATATTCAGGTGGTCAAGAATATAAAATGCACCAAGATATATCTGCTTATAAAAATCAACCAGCTCATGATAGAATATTATCAATTATTCTATATCTTACAAATGATTTTGAGGGAGGCAGGACAATCTTTACACATCAATCATTCAAACCTTCTGTTGGTAGTGCAATTATTTTTCCATCAAATTGGTGTTTTCCACATCGAGGAGAAGCTGTTACCAAAGGAAAAAAAAGAGTAGCTGTTACTTGGTATTTCTCAGAACCTGATAAATAAATTTATGGCAGTTAACTTTCCAAATAATCCAAATATCGGAGATGTACACGTCGTAGGTTTTATTACCTGGCGATGGAATGGATATGCGTGGAAGAAAGTTCCCGAACCCTCAGAAAAAATTCAAGCTCAAGATACAAAGGTTGAGTGTATTGATACTGGCACAAATGGATTCGTTCAAATAGATACGAATGGAAGTGAAAGAATTCGTATTGGACCTGCTGGTCAGATTGGATTACCAGGAACAAATTATGGAACTCAAGGTCAAGTTTTAACTAGTCAAGGACCTTCTGCACAACCAACATGGCAAAATCAAACAGGTGGTGGTGGAGGAGGAGGATCCTCTGATAAAATTTTTGAGGGTGATACTGATGTTGAAACTATCGATACTGGAACTAATGGAAGAATAGTCGCAAGAACTAATAATGTTGAGAGACTTCGCATCACATCTGATGGTAAAGTTGGTATTGGAACCGATAATCCAGGATATAAAGTTGATGTAGATTATAGTGGTGGAGAGGATGGAATAAGAATATTAAATCGTAATGTTGATACTGGTGCAACTAGCATGTTGCGATTTGGAAATGATGAAAATTTAAATAGTGCATTTCTACAGTTGAATAGTTCTGGATATCAGTCAGTTGGCGGACCAAATAATATTGTTCTGGGACATGGATTGAATCGTAGTGTAGTTTTTTCAACAAATGGTTTAGAAAGAGTTCATATTAAGGGTGATGGCAAAGTTGGTATCGGCAGCACTAATCCATCTAAAGAAGTAGATATTAAAGGTGACGTAAATGTTGTAGGTATAACATCATTCTTTGATGATGTATTTTTCCCTCAAAAAGTGCAAGGTGCTTCAGGATTTGAAAGATTAAGTGGAGTTTTTTATGATGCATCAGATGCATCACTAAAATTTAATGGCACAGCAGACATTCAATTTGGTGCCGACGATCCATTCGGTAGACATCTTACAATATTTTCAACAACTAGTGCAGCTCCAGCTCCTACCGCAGGAAATGGTGTGGTCATTAGAGCAAAAGATACTGGTTTAAATATTCAATGTGGTGTTGGTAGTGAAATAATAATTGGTGGTACTTCTGCCTCTACATTTGGTATTCTAAAAATAGATCCAGAAGCAGGAATCACTACTGTTCGCAATAGTTTACATGTGGGTAATGTTTCAACTATCACATTGGATGGATTGACTGGAATCGTCACTGCCTCAAAGTTTGTTGGATCTGTTCAAGCAACTGGTTCTGATTTTACAGGTAACGTTACAATAAGTGGTAATCTTTCTGTAGGTGGAGTTCTTACTTACGAAGATGTTACGAATGTAGACGCTATAGGTATCATAACAGCAAGAAATGGTGTTCAGGTAACAGGTGGAGATTTTGCTATAAAAGATTATATTAAACATATTGGTGATTTAAATACTCGCTTTGGTTTTCCTGAGAATGATACATTTACTGTCGATACAAATGGAACAGAAAGATTAAGAATTAATAATGCAGGTATAGCGACATTTGCAGTAGGTATAGCAACGTTCACAAATGATGTTGTAATTGGTAATGCTTTATTTTTACAAAAAAAGGACAATGCGATTTGTAAAATAACTGGTGATGGTAATTTAAATCTTTACTCAGATGGACTTGTAAGATTTTATGAAAGTGATAATAATAAAAATATGTTTACTTTTGATGTTAATACTACTTATGATGATGCTCGGATGTATATGGAAAGTGATTCTGATACTTACTTCAATCATCCAGATACTAATCAGTTAGGTTTTACCGCTGGTGGAACTGATACATTAAGAATTCAAGCAGGTAAATTAGGTATCAATGCAACATCACCAAATTCTGCACTGGATGTAAGAAACTCAAGTGGCACTAACCCACTGCTATCACTCCATCACTCAAATATTGATATTGAAGGAGAGGTTATAAGAATAGGAAGAACTGACAGTGACGATATTAGATATCATTCAATTAAATCAAGACACTCTGCAACTGCTGCAAGTAATTTTATTAATTTTAAACTTCATGATGGTTCTGGTAATCCATTTACAAATCAAGAAGAAGTTTTACGCATTCAAGGTGATAAAAAAGTTGGAATTAATACTGATAATGCTACAGCAACTTTAGATATAATAAAACTTAATAGTTTAAATGTACCTGTTCTGAATTTATCAGGAGGAACTCCAACTAGCGGTGACTTAACTGTAGAAAGTGGTCAACACCTGCAAATCGGTCATTGGAATAGAACTTCTTCTACTTTTACAGAAAGATTTAGAATAGGATCTCAGGGGCAATTAGGAATTTCTGGTGAAAACTACGGAACATCAGGTCAAGTAATATCAAGTCAAGGTCCAAGTAGTCCACCAGTTTGGGTATCTCTTACAGATGATATGTTAACAGCAGAAGAGGTGCAAGATATTGTTGGTGCAATGTTCAGTGGTAATACTGAAACAAGAATTGCTGCAACTTATCAGGATAGTGATGGAACTATTGATTTAGTTGTGGATGACATGACTAGCGATACCAACACAACCTATGTCATTTCAGCTGTTGATGGTGACTCTTCCAATCAAGAAAAGTTAAGATTAACAGGGTCTGATGCCACTGATGATGATGTAGTCTTTGAGGCTGGTACAGGATTAAGTATTGCACGAAGTGGTGATAAGATTACTTTTACAAATATTGATACAGGTTCAGGAAGCAACACTTTTATAGGGTTAACAGATACACCTTCTTCTTACGTTGCTAATAAAACTCTTAAAGTAAATGGTGCAGGAAATGCAGTTATATTTGCTGATGATATTAATACAACTTATGATTTAGTTACCTCTACAAGTGGCAGTAATATCAAACTTAAATTAGATGCATCCACTGGTGCTAGTGATGATGATGAAATAACTATCACTGCTGGAGCGAA